AAGATTCCATTCGACTTAGACTTCTTCAACAAAATTACAAAGGGAGGCCTTTGTAATAAGTCTCTTAACATTGCTCTTGCAGGCACTGGAGTGGGCAAGTCTCTCTTTATGTGTCATGTTGCAGCTTCCTGTTTATTGCAGAATAAGAATGTTCTGTACATTACGATGGAAATGGCTGAGGAAAAGATTGCGGAACGTATTGACGCAAATCTTCTGAACGTGAATATTCAGGAGATGACGAACATGCCTAAGTCAATGTTTGCAAACAAAATAGGTAAACTTGCACAAAAAACTCAAGGTCAACTTATAATTAAAGAGTATCCAACTGCAAGTGCTCATAGTGGACATTTTAAAGCACTTCTTAATGAACTTGCACTTAAGAAGTCATTTAGACCTGATATTATTTTCATTGATTACCTTAATATATGTGCTTCCTCGCGATATCGCGCTGGCAGCAATGTCAATTCATATACAACTATTAAGTCTATTGCAGAAGAGCTTAGAGGATTGGCTGTCGAAACCAAGATCCCTATCGTATCTGCCACCCAGACCACTCGTTCTGGTTATGGTAGCTCTGACGTTGAGCTTACTGACACTAGCGAGTCCTTTGGTCTCCCTGCTACTGCTGATCTTATGTTTGCCCTTATTTCAACTGAGGAACTTGAATCCTTAGGACAGATAATGGTGAAACAATTGAAGAATAGATATAATGATCCTACTCTGAATAAGAGATTTGTTGTGGGTATCGATCGTGCTAAGATGAGATTGTACGATTGTGAGCAATCTGCTCAGAATGATATTCTAGATAGTGGTCAAGATGAAGAGTATACTTCCCAAGAGAAGAGTTCTGGTCCTAGGAAATCCTTTGAAGGATTCAAATTCTGATGAAATTAAAAAAGGATGTCATCATTAATGATGAACCTCAATCTATTGATTGGCATAAAACCTTTTTCTTAGAAAGATATCTTGAAAAAGTAAATCCTCTTGACTTTAAGAACATCATTGAACTTGGTGCGTATGATTGCAAAGAGTCTCTAACTTTTACAAGACTTTTTCCGAATGCACATATTACATCATTTGAGTGTAATCCAATTACTCTACCGATTTGTAGAGAGAATTGTACAAAGTCGGATCGCATTACGTTGATAGAAAAAATGGTTACTGACAACCCAGAAGATAATAGATTTTATATCTGTGGAGGGGGACAATCTTCAATGCTTATCCCATATCAAGAACACAAAATAACTTGGGTTCCTTCTATATCAATGAATGAATACTTGAATGATGATTCTATTGACCTGGTTTGGATAGATGTTCAGGGAGCAGAAACAAATGTTCTTCGTAGTTTTGGTGACAAACTGAATAACATTAGAACAATCTATTGTGAAGTGAACATCAAATCAAATAGATACGCTGGTAACTCCACACTAAAAACAGTAACCGAACTTCTTTCCAATTTCACTATCTCAGACTATATGCACCTCAATGAGAATGAAGTACATGCCATCTTTGAATCAAAAACTTGACTTTGTACAAGAAGGGAAGTATAATAACGAGGAAAGACCTAAGAAATCATTTGAGGGATTTGAATTTTCATGACCGTAAATACTGATGCATATCTTGAGTTTGTAAATGCTGTTACATCTCAATCTAGTAAAGATGCTAATGCCTTTGAGAATCGCATTCAAGAACTTCGTGGGGAAGGATTTGAGACACACCGACTTCTTACTGCTGCTGTAGGAATGTCTGCTGAGGCAGGTGAGTTTACTGAGATTGTAAAGAAGATTATCTTCCAAGGTAAACCCGTAAACGAAGAGAACATGTTTCACCTAAAACGTGAACTCGGTGACATCATGTGGTATGTTGCTCAGGCATGTATGGGTCTTAATGTTTCTCTCGACGAAGTTATTGAGATGAACGTAGACAAACTCAAAGCACGATACCCTGGTGGAGAGTTTGATGTTCATCATTCTGAAAACCGTAAAGAAGGAGATGTGTGAATAATCTCAAAATCCCCTTTGCTATCGTATCTTTCCTGTTAGTTCAGGGTGCGGGTGCAGTGTGGTGGTCCTCACAAATTGATGGACGAGTCGGAACTCTTGAAGAAGAGAGTCTGAATATTGCCAGAGAAAATCGTAGATACATTGAGCAAGTGATTCAACCTTCCTATGGAATCAGTAGTTCCTGGAAGAATCAATACCATGATGAGTGGGTTTTGAAAGGAGGATGGAAATGATCAGTCTGGAAATAGATAGACGTGACGCAATTATTCTACGTCATCATCTTTTCTTATATACAAAAGATCATCCTGGTTTCTTCTCTGATGAAGGTATTCTAAAGATCAGAGAGATTTCACAACAAATAGACAAACAAATGGAGAATACAGAGGAATAAAATAAATAACCCCGTAAGGGGTATTTTTTTATGGCAAAGTTAAACGAAGGAGACGTAATGGAAGGCATCTTTGCTATTTCTCTTGCGGAACTATTTGCCTGGGGAACTATTTCAAAAACTCGTGTTAATAATATAAGGAGAAGAGTAGACGCAAGTTTATTCAGAAGTGGTAGATATAAAACTCAAATCAGAAAATTTAGAGACGGTAATCCAGAAGATAAGATTGAAGTCAATCTTGAGATGAGGATGAAGTATGAATCTACAAACATGGCGTTTGGTGAATCATATTCTTTACTATACGAAAAGAGTACCGACGTTGGAAACCTTGATAGAAAGATAGACCAATTAATAAAATACACAAAAACAAACTATCGTAAGATAGTTGAAAATGTGAAAAGAAAATATCTTGACAATGATAAGTCAGATAACGTTGTAATTACAATTATTGCAGATGGTATTGCTGGTGAATCTTCTGGCGGTATGATCAAAGGAGACTTAGAAGTCATAGTGGATATTAATGGTATCAAGGCAATGAACCAGAATCTAAATTTTTCATTGAAATCTGGTAGTAAAACTCTTGCCAATTTGAGTCCTTACAATGGTATGATGGATATCCTTAAGAGATTTGGTACTCAGGTTTCAGATCCTGAGATGTATTCTTCTACTCTTGGGGGAACTCTTGCACAAGCAAGAACCCCCGCAGAGAAAAAGATGAAAGTCGATCTAATTAAACAACTCTATAAGGAAGTGTTGACTAAAATAAAAAGTCAACAAATACAAAGTGGATTTAAACAACAAGCATTTCAACTTTTTAGAGATGTAACTTTTGGTGATGACCTTGCGGATGTTGTTGATATTGACAAAACAAAGATTAAAGAAATGACAGTTGACTATATCAATGAGTTAGAACAAAAAGTTACTGGATTTTCTGTTGATGAAAATAAATCTGGAAATTTATTATTCAAGATTATGCCTCAAAATCAAGTATTGTTTCAATTAAGATTTAAAAATAGATCCGAAACAGTTAATGGTGAATTTAAAATTAAAGAACTAAAGTTTTATGTTGAGGCAGGACCTGCTGCTTATATTCCTAAATAACTACAGGTCACAGTGCACTGACTCGAACATAATGAAATCATTTTCCCAATTCCTCAAAGAAGCCGTAGAAACTTCTGCGTCTGCTCAAGCGAAGAGACTTGGGTTGGAAGGTGATGGTCATGGAGACTGGTATGACAAAGATGGAACTCTTGCCGCTAAAACTGTTAGTGGTAAGTTAAAATTCTTTGGACAAGGTAAAAAGTCTAAAGATGAGAATTCTAGTGTAAAGACTCAAAAACCTACAACATCTAAACCAGATACTAAGAAATCGATACCAACTAAGACTCAATCGAAAAAAGTATCTCCAGAAAAATCTGGAGATGCAGAGGAATCGCAAGAAAAATCAGAGTCTAATGGTGTCATTATTGTTTTTGGTAGGTTCAATCCTCCGACAATCGGACACGAAAAGTTACTCAATAAAGCTGCACAAGAAGCAGAAAAAAATGGATACGAACTGAGAATCTATCCTTCGAGAAGTCAAGATAAGAAAAAGAATCCTCTAGACGCAACTGCTAAGATTGATTATATGCGTCAGATGTTCCCCAAGTATGCAGGGAATATTGTTGATAATGCAAACTCCAAGACTATTTTTAATGTAATGATTGGAGCAAATGAAGAAGGTCATAAGAATATGAAGATTATGGTTGGTGCTGACCGTCTTGGCGAGTTCCAAGGTCTAAGTCACAAGTACAATGGTGAACTTTATAACTATGATAACCTGGAAGTAGTTTCTGCAGGAGATAGAGATCCTGATGCAGAGGGTGCGGAGGGTATGTCTGCATCAAAACTTAGACTCGCAGCGAGTGGAGGAGACTTCAAATCTTTTGCTAAGGGTGTCCCAAACACACTGAATAATCAGAAAAAAATGGAACTCTACAACACTCTTCGTAAGAGTATGGGCATTAGTGAAGATTGGGAGATTGCTCCAAAATTTTGTGAAGATACTCTAAGGAATCGTTACATCAAAGAAGACATTTATTCCATCGGTACTATTGTAGAAAATATTAACACTGGATTGACAGGGAAAGTTCTTAGAAGAGGAACCAATTACGTTATTGCAGTCACTGAAGGTGATGTAATGTTCAAGTCTTGGTTGAGAGATTTGATTGAACACAATGATAAACCTCATGAAATTGCAACAGACGAGTATCGGGAGTATCTTCAGGGGTTGACTCCTGGCCAAAAAATTGCCAGATATAATAAGACTAGAGTCCTTGACACCATGACTAAAAAGAAATCTGATAAATAAACCATAGGCAGTCTTAGATTTTAGATACATGAAAAGTTGGAATAGTTTTTCAAATCAACTTACCGAAAAAAAATCTCCTAAAGATTACGATGGAGACGGTGTAGTTGAAACTGGTTCTAAAGAACACGCTGGAGTAGTTCACAACGCTATTCAACGTGCTAAGGGTAAGAAGGCAGACGGCAAAGATACTCGGAAGGAAGAAGTAGAAAATATTGACGAAACTGCACTTGGTGATAAAGCAAGAGCAAAAGCAGTTGAAATGGGACGTAAGAGACGCAGCACCAAAGAGTATAAAGCAGGTGGTGCAAGAGGCACTGGTAAGAATGAAAGAGCCGCATATGATCTTGCTAATGCTCAACAAAGCACTAATGCTGACTTAGGTAGTCAGAAAAGAACTGATAAATCTTCTGGTATGCGGGGTCATCAGAATAAATCTGTTAAGAAGACTGGATCATATGATTACGGTGCCGTCTTAGATAAGAAAGATCCTAAGAAGAACCCTAAGCATACTGCTAATAAGAAGACTACGAAAGAAGAAGTTCAACAAGTTGATGAATTTGTTGGTGGCAAACCTGGAGACGGATATATTGGACATCCTAATCTAGATATCAAAAACCCACTTGCTAAGAAACAAGTTAAGGGTCCCACTGGAAATCAAGGACTTGCTGGTAAACTTGGTGATAGAAAGATGAGAATTGATAGGATGACTAATAAAATGCTCAATCAATCTCTTGAACTAGAAGGTGAACTGGTTGACGAAAATATCGGTAGTGCTGTAGGTGGAGCACTCGAAAAGGGTGCAAACTTCATGAAGAGAAACCCAGTAGGTAAAACAATCCGTAGTGTTTTGAAACCAGTTGGTTCTGGCGCGGGAACTGCAAGACCATCTGTAAGGACTCAAGATACAATTCGCAAGAATCAGGCGGGAATGGAATCTGTCGAACATCAAGGCGAAGTGGTTGACGAGGGTAAGAAAGAACTCGATAGAGAAAAGAGAAACAAGATGTTCCGCCGTGCTGGTAATCTTTCCAGAGAGGCACTTAAGGGTGGTGACAAAGGAACTGAGGCAGGTAAGAAGTCTGCGAAGATCGTCAAGGCTATCAACAAAGATAATGAGGGTAAAGATAGAAACGATGTTAAAGAGGGTTATGGCGAACCCGATGAGAAGTTGGTGACTGGACGTAAGATGTTTACTATTCCTGATGCGGAGAAATCTGCAGCAGCTGCACGTCTTAAGGAGAAGGCTAGAAAGAAGCGTGAAGAAAAAATGAAGGAAGAAGTGAAAGTAGAAACTCCAGTAGTTGAAGAAGCAGAATCTAAGTCACAACAAAGACTGATGGGTCTTGCACTCTCCGTCAAGAGAGGTGACACTCCAATGTCTTCCGTAACTCCACAAGTTGTGAAGATGGCTAGAGAGATGAAGGAAAAGGATCTTAAGGATTTTGCAGGAACCAAACATGATGGTCTTCCTGAAAAAGTAAAGTCTGAAGAACCAGAACTTTCCTCACCTTTAGTTGAGTCTTTAGTTGAAAGTGCTGCACAAAGAATGGCAGCAAAAGCAAGAAGAGAGGACGCACAGGCGAAGAGAGTTGATCGGCAGTCTTCAGGTGCTCAACAGAGAGCGGGGTTAAACGTAAAAAAGTAACTCCCCCTGAGAAAGGCAAACCTTCTCAGGGAAGAGGAAAGGGTGCTACGTCTGCTTATGAAAGGTCTGCCGCAATTCGTGGTGCGACCAAAATCAAAGCTGAGAAGGAAAAGACTAAGAGACAACAACAACGATTTGATAAAGAGGCTGAAAATAGAGCCCGTAGTAAAGCCGATCGGGCAGAAAATCAGGCCCGTAGTAAAGCCGAAAAGAAACAACAGTCTCTAGAAAGAGAGAAAAAGGCCAAAGAACAGTTTAAAGATGAGAAAAAAGTAAAGAAAGCCCAACAAAAAGCAAAAACTGCTCAGGATTCTGCAGACGCTAGAAAGGACAAAACTTCAAATTATGCTAAGATGGCAACATCTTATCAATCTAAAGTTGCTAGTTCTTCTGGTCAAGGAACTGGTGCTAGTGATGCAACCGCTGCGATGATTTCTAATCTGGGTAGTGCTGCTAAAGCTGGAATAGGTGCCGTTGGTGCTGTTCAGTCTAAGGTTAGAGAAGTTCAGAAACAGAAAAAGGCGGATCAACTCGCTAAGAAGGCTAAGAAAAAAGAGAAGAAGTTTGATAAGAAGTATAATGAAGAAGTCTTCTATGACTGGAGAGAAGAATTTCTACATGAGGTAGAAAAGAAAGGTGATAAAAAACAAAAAAAGATCATTGATGTAATGAAGGGGAAGAACCAAGTTGAGTTCAATCCTGTATCTGAGGGGAAAAAAGATTACTGTGATTGCGGCCGCGGTTGTGGTAAAAAAATCTGTGAAAAGTGTGGTAAACCAAATAGACCCGAAAACATCAAAGAAGACATGAAGGGCATGTCCCAGAAGTCTGGTGACAAAAGAAGCACCGATAGTGGTGCGGGCATGACTGCAAAGGGAGTAGCTAAATATAATCGCCGCACTGGTGGTAATTTAAAGACTGCTGTTACTACTCCACCCTCTAAGTTAGATCCAGACTCAAAGTCAGCAAAACGTAGAAAGAGTTTCTGTGCTCGTTCTAAAAGTTGGACTGGTGAAAGAGGAAAAGCTGCACGTCGTCGTTGGAATTGCTAATCATTTATGAAACAATTAAATGAATACGATGAGTGTCTGAAAAGACCTCATCCACTCTTTGTCTATGAAAACTATATTAACAATATAGAATTTCCAACCCGAGAAACCATTAGGGAAAACTCGGAACATAAAATATTTTCTAGACAGGCAACTATGGATCTCCCTGACGGAGACGAGTTGTCTGTTTCTTTTTGTAATCAAAAATATTTTGAGTCTGTTCTAAAAGAGTTTAAGTTATTTTCAAAAGTAAGACCAAAGTTATTTAAAAAGGTTATTGATGGTGACTATGAGTTTGGTAAGGATGTGAAAGTCAAAGCAGAATACTGTATCAATAATTTAAGAACTTACTTTGATAAAGAACCTACAACAAGAGAACCCGAAAATATATTTGATCTAATTATTTTTGATGATGACTTCGTTGATTTTGAAGTATGTGAGTTGGACATGGATGGTAATGATGTCAACTTACATAAGATAGAATGTGAAAAAAATACTGCTATTATATTTCCATTTGTTCCTTCATCTTGGAATCGACAGAAAATAAAAAAATTTGATGGGAAGAGTATCAGAGTAAGTTTTATTGTTGATGATTCGTTGCAAGAAATAAATCCAAAAATTTGCAATCAAAGAGTTAAACAGAAAGGAAAAATTAACTTACCTAAAGATGAACAAGTTGGGGAAGACCTTGGTATAAAAAAGGAGGGCCTACTCGATCCATGGGGAATTTACTTGATTGATGATTATATCAATTGGGATAATTATGTTGAACTTGAAAAAGACTTTCCTTCTTTTAAAAAAGTGATGGACTTACATATATCTGGGGATAATAAACCTAAGAAAGATAGAAATTATCGTACAGTAGACGCTTCTGTTTTTAACAAACAAATTGTATTGAGTCCGAACTGGCAAAAATTTGTCAAATACCATACAAGTAAATTTTATTTCCAAAATATGTTTTCAAAATTTGATAACATTTGGGAAACTTGGAGACCCGAACTAAGGGAAAAAATTTATTCTAGAGATTTTACTATAGGATATGTTGACAGTAAGACGGAAATGGATGACTCGGAACATCCGGACATAGGGTATGACGTTTTATTTGTTCATGACTGTGTACAACAAAACGAAAATGGTCTTCATGTTCATATTGATAGGTGTGATAAATTGATTCAGTCAATGATTTATTTTCGACATCCCGAAGATAGATGTAATGATGCAAATCTTCAATTACATTATTGTCATGAGTGGGGTAATTATTTTCCAGGAGTTGTAGATAAAAAAGTTGACTATATTTCAAATAGATCTGTAACACTTCCATGCACACCAAGAGCATATCATTCAGTTTCTCCTGGTGATAGAAAAGGGAATCCGTATACAAGAAAGATGATTAATATTATCTTTAGAGTTAGACTAGATTTGCATGAGTTAGAAAGATAAATAGATCGCTGACTATGAGGCGCATACCATGCTTGCATTTTTACTTCCACTCGCATCAAAAATTATCAAAGATGCCGTTTCAAATATTCCCGAAAATGAAGAACTCGGTGAGAAGATGGTTGAGATCTGTCTTGTTATTCTTGCTAAGGCAGTTAAGTTGACCAAGACTGAAATGGACGATCAACTTCTAGAGGTTGTGACAAAGGCAATCAATTCAAGAGAAGAAGAATAATTTTTATAAATATTCTTATAGATAACGAGAAACTAGAGGGAATCAACATGTCTCTATGGGGTAACAAAGATACTGTCTATTCGACAGGTAACATCACTACAATTACGGATGCTGGAGTAATTACTGGTTCTGGTACAACTTTTGCCGATTCCACTTTAGTGTCATCAGGAATGATGATCACTCTTGGATCTAAGGGTGGTGGAGTCATTAAGTCAGTTGATTCCAATACGCAACTAACTCTTCACAGCACTGCTGGTCTAACTGCAGGTTCTGGACTTACTCAGACCTACAACATTAGCGAAGCACCTAAGTCTAGCGCACTGGACAGTAATACTAACGTCAACGAAGTTTACGGTTCAAATGCTGCTGAGGTTGCTGCAGCATCAGGTACAATTTACGAACACTCTCACGCAGGTTGGGTTGGTATCACCACTTATGTTGATACACACGGAAACACCAGAACTAAGACTGAAGTCCTAGTTGCAATGAGTTCCATCGCTGGTGATGCAGCAGACGATTCTATCCTAGCCGATAGCTGATATACAACTTGATTTAATATGAGATTTGATGAGTTGAACGAAGACAATTATGTAATGTTTGCCATTAAACATTATGAAAACCCTCATGCGGTCACGCAAGATGATTTCTATGAGGATCTGAAACGATTTAAGTGGATAAAGAGATTACTCAAAAGGTATCAGACAACTGGTATCTTGAAATCTCATCTTCTCATCAATCATTTTATTATTTTGTATAATGTATTTGGAGAGGCTGCAACTCCACTTTTGTTTTTTAAAATTGATAAGGAGTTGTGGCCAGTTGTTAAGACGTTTGTTCTATATCTTGGTAGATTGCCTGAATATCCTAGATCTACATTACATGATATTCCGATCGATACAAATTGTTTGCAGGACTTGGATCAGATATGAATGATAGTATTCTTGGTAAGTATATTGATATGGTCAGGAACCTTCATGAGGAGGCGCCTGTGAATAGTGTCGGTGGTGGAAATATTGCAGGAACTAAAGAAGCTGGAGATGATCCTCCAGTAAGAAGAAAGAAAAAGTATATCTATCAGAAAGGTTTGCGTAAATGGTGGACATCTCTAACTAAGTAAAAATGGCATTCGGTCTCGGTAAATTAGCAGTTTTAGAATCAAAACTGGACATTTATGAAGATCTCTCTAAAGAGATGCTTGACAAACTCGAAAGAGCAGTAGGCACAATATCTGAAAATAGCAACAGAGTTGCTATTATTTTAGAGCGTCATGAAAATCGTTTGGATGAATCTGAACGTGCCGATAAACTCATCATCGGTATGCTGGAGGAGATGAAGGAGAGGCATGAGAAGGATCATGAACTGGTCAATTCTAGGATTACTGGGATTCAAAAGAAAGTGGATTCCAACGCAAAGTTTGTTATCGGTGCAGGAGCAGTCCTCGCGACCCTTGTGGCAGTACTACAAGTGGTTCCACCTATCATCAAAGTATTGACACCACAAGTGACCACAAGTATGATAGGAGGAATGCACGAAGAGCTTCCCGGATGAGTTTCATCGACAGCCGATATATCGGTCTGATTTCTATAAAACTTCAAAAGTTCAGTCGGAAGAAAGACGGACTCTATACCTTTCGATGTCCATATTGTGGTGACTCTCAGAGACATAAGAACAAGACTCGCGGATATATTTACAAGTATAAGAACGATCATAATTTCAAGTGTCACAACTGTGGCGTCTCTAGATCCCTCACAAACTTCTTGAAGGATCACGATCCCGCTCTGCATGATCAGTACGTCTTTGAGAGGTATAAGGAGGGTGCCACGGGTAAGGGATCGAATACTCCCACCCCTAAAAAACTAAGTGTTCCTAAACCAGTTTTTAAGAAAAGAGACTTTGATCTTAAAAAAATCTCAGAACTAAATAAATCACATCCCGCAAGAGAGTTTCTAGAAAATCGGAAGATTCCGCAACAATATCTCAGTGAACTTTACTTCACTGATAGGTTCAAAGAGTGGACCAATACGCAGAAGAAAACCTTTGATTCTCTAGAAAAAGACGAACCGAGAATTATTATCCCCTTAAAAAATAAGAATGGTATCTTCGGGTTTCAGGGTAGGTCTATTAGTCCCAAATCGAAACTTAGATATATCACTATAATGTTGGATGATGAACATCCAAAACTTTTTGGACTTGATAAGGTCGATGAAGAACAAACAATCTACATCACGGAAGGACCATTCGACAGTTATTTCCTTGCCAATGCTATTGCTATGTGTGGTAGCGATGTTGACGACCGCATTATATCTAATCGAGATCGGGTCTACGTCTTCGACAACGAACCGAGAAACCGAGAGATCGTTTCTAAGATTGCGTCAACAATTGAAAGAGGACATAAGGTAGTCATTTGGCCAGATAAAGTTGATCAGAAGGACATCAATGACATGTTCTTGACTGGACTTAACGTTCAGGACGTGGTACAATCTAATGTCTATAGTGGTTTACACGCAAAAACAAAACTTATTAGTTGGAAGAAAACATGAGTAACGGAACGAAAGTTGTAAAGAGGAACGGAGTAACGGAGAGTCTGGATCTTGATAAAATTCACAAGATGGTTGAGAGTGCCTGTGAGAATCTCGCAGGTGTTTCCGCATCCCAAGTGGAGATTCAGTCTGGTATTCAGTTCTATGATGGGATCACTACAGGAGAAATTCAAGAAATCCTTGTACGTTCTGCCTCCGATTTGATTGATTTGGAATCTCCAAACTATCAGTTTGTTGCAGCACGTCTACTTTTGTTCGGTCTTTATAAACAAGTCTTTGGTTCCGAGTGGAACCAGGGATTCCCCCACATCCACGATCACGTCAGAGGTGGTATCAAGAAGAAGATTTATGATAAGACCCTATCAAATGCGTACACTGCAGAAGAATGGGAGAAAATTAATTCTTGGATTGATCATGGGCGCGATTTCCTGTTTACATATGCTGGTCTTCGTCAGGTAGTAGATAAGTACCTTGTACAAGACAGAAGTTGTGGCGAACTTTACGAAACGCCACAATATATGTACATGTTAATTTCTGCAACTATTTTTCAGAAATATCCCCTAGATACTAGACTAGACTACGTTCGTAGATACTACAATGCCATCTCCAAACACAAAATCAACATTCCCACACCTATCATGGCAGGAGTGCGAACTACACTTCGACAATTTGCTAGCTGTGTTCTTGTTGATGTTGATGACTCCCTCGATAGTATCTTTTCTAGTGACATGGCGATTGGCCGCTATGTTGCTCAACGTGCAGGAATCGGCATCAACGCAGGTCGAATCCGTGGCATCAACGCTAAGATCAGAGACGGAGAGGTTCAACACACAGGTGTTGTCCCCTTCCTCAAAAAGTTTGAATCAACTGTCAGATGTTGCACTCAAAACGGCATCCGAGGTGGGTCAGCTACTGTTCACTTTCCTATCTGGCACCAAGAGATAGAAGACATTATTGTTCTCAAGAACAACAAAGGCACAGAAGACAATCGAGTGAGGAAACTTGACTACTCAATCCAAATTTCAAAACTTTTCTACGAACGTTTCATTGCGGATGGAGAGATTAGCTTATTCTCACCGCATGACGTACCAGGTCTCTATGATGCTTTTGGTACTGATACATTTGACGATCTCTATGTACGTTATGAATCAGATGAGTTTACTCCAAGAAAGACTGTCGGGGCTCAGTCACTCATTCTGGACATCCTGAAGGAACGTGCAGAGACTGGTCGTTTGTACATCATGAACATCGACCATTGCAACTCCCACTCTTCATTCATCGATAAGGTGAATATGTCTAACCTGTGTCAGGAGATCACTCTTCCCACAGATCCTATTGGACACATTGATGATGCATCTGGAGAGATTGCTCTTTGTGTTCTCTCCGCAGTGAATGTGGGTAAACTCAAGAATCTCGATGAACTCGAAGAACTCTGTGATCTATCTGTCCGTGGACTAGAGGAACTGATTGATTATCAAGACTATCCTGTAGTTGCTGCAGAACTTGCAACAAAGGCACGTAGGTCTCTTGGTATTGGTTTCATTGGACTTGCACACTTCCTTGCAAAGAATGGTCTTAAGTATGACTCTCAAGAAGCCTGGGATCGTGTTCATGAACTTACCGAAGCATTCCAATATTACCTCCTCAAGTCTTCTTGCAAAATTGCAGAACAAAAGGGTCCATGCACTGACTTCAATCGAACGAAGTATTTTGATGGAAAACTTCCGATTGATACATATAAGAACGATGTTGACGAGATCTCTTCTAAGGAACTGAACTATGATTGGGATTCTCTTAGGGAGTCTATCTCCACCTATGGTCTCAGGCACTCAACATTGTCCGCACAGATGCCTTCAGAGAGTAGTTCCGTTGTGTCAAATGCAACTAATGGAATTGAACCACCTAGAGGATACCTGTCCATTAAAAAGAGTAAAAAGGGACCTCTTAAACAGATCGTTCCTCAGTATAATACCTACAAAGGCAATTATACTCTCCTCTGGGACATGCCTGATAATACTGGGTATATTAATGTTGTTGCTGTCATGCAAAAGTTCTTTGACCAAGCGATCAGTGGAAACTGGAGTTACAATCCAGGAAACTATCCTGACAATGAAGTACCCGTCTCCGTAATGGCACAAGACTTCCTGAAAACCTACAAGTATGGATGGAAGACTTCTTATTATCAGAACACCTACGACAATAAAACAGATGAGATAAAAGAGGACACAAAGGAAGATCAACTTAAAGCTTTGGAACAGTTGATTATGGAAACGAGTGATGACGACTGCGAATCTTGCAAGATCTAAACACAACCACCGAGGAATTAAATGTCAGTTGAAGGTATGACCGTATTAAACACATCTACAGACGTAAACGCCAAGAAACAACCAATGTTTTTTGGTGCCCCTCTGGGAATCCAGAGATATGACCAGTATAAGTATCCTGTGTTTGACAAACTAACTCAGCAACAACTGGGTTATTTTTGGAGACCAGAAGAGATTTCTCTCCAGAAAGATCGCGGTGACTATCAAACTCTTGCACCAGAACAGAAACACATTTTCACTAGCAATCTCAAATACCAGATCATGCTGGACAGTGTTCAGGGGCGTGGTCCTGGGATGGCTTTTATCCCCTACTGTTCACTTCCTGAATTGGAGGCGTGTATGACCGTATGGGAGTTTATGGAGATGATCCATAGTCGTTCCTACACATACATTATCAAGAACATTTATCCTGATCCTAGTGAAGTCTTCGATCATATTTTGAGTGATGAAAAGATCGTAAGTCGTGCTACTTCCGTGACCTCAGCATACAATGAATTTATTGAGGCTGCACATCAATATGATAATAGTACCATGTGGGAACTAGCTAAAGAAGGACACACAGCTGGTACAGTTGAACGTCGTGAATTAAAAAGAAAACTTTATCGTGCTGTTGCCAATGTCAATATTCTCGAAGGTATCAGGTTCTATGTCTCGTTCGCTTGCTCGTTTGCGTTTGGTGAACTCAAACTTATGGAAGGATCCGCTAAAATCATCTCTCTCATCGCAAGAGACGAAAATCAGCATCTTGTCATTACTCAAAACATCCTCAACAAGTGGCGCGAAGGAGATGATCCAGAAATGGAAGAGATTGCGAGAGAGGAAGAGTCGGTAATTATCGACATGTTCAAAAAAACTGTTATAGAGGAAAAGTCATGGGCTGAGTATCTGTTTAAAGATGGATCTATGATCGGTTTGAATGATAAACTCCTTGCACAATATGTTGAGTGGATTGCAAATCGTCGCATGAAGGCGATTGGTTTGAAACCCATCTATGATATTCCTGCAAAGAACAATCCTCTTCCTTGGACTGAACACTGGATTTCTTCTAAGGGTCTTCAAGTTGCACCCCAAGAAACAGAGGTAGAATCTTATGTTGTTGGTGGCATCAAACAGGATGTTAAAAAAGATACCTTCGCTGGATTCAAACTCTGATTTTACGGGGACTAAATACATTATAGTGTTGTGTAGTCCCTGTAAACCAGAATGGCGAAGCAGATAATTAACGTAGGATCAACGCCTAATGACGGAACTGGTGATTCCTTAAGACAGGGTGCACAAAAGATTAACAATAACTTTGATGAGATTTATCAAAGTTTTGGTGATGGTAGTAGTTTATCCGATCTAACAATCGGAACAGCAACCACTGCAGGATTTGCACAAACTGCTGGAATTGCAACGAATGCACAGAATTTAAATGGGCAATCTCCTTCATTTTACTTAAATTATAATAATCTAAACAACCTACCAACAATCCCAACTAATAATAATGAACTAAGCAATGGTGCTGGTTATATCACTACAAGTGCTCTTGTAGGATATGCAACTGAAGCATCTTTAGTTGGATTTCAAACTGCTGGTGATCTAGTAGGATTTGCAACAAACATTCAAGCCGGCGCGGGAATTTCTGTATTTGAATTCCCTGCCGGCAATTTTATTGTCACATCAACAGGTGGTTTAGTTGAGATTATTGGAGATGTTACTCCACAACTTGGTGGTAATTTAGATCTCAATAGTAATAATATAACTGGATCTGGTAATATTAATATCACCGGAAACTTAATAGTTAGTGATGGTATCACGGGAGATCTAACTGGAACTGCCTCCACAGCTTCATTTGCAACAACTGCTTTTAATATTTCTGGAGCTCCAGATCTTACTGTTGGAGTGGTAACAGCAACCTCTTTCTATGGTTCTGGTATTGGATTAACTAACATACCATCTGCACAATTAACTGGCGCTCTCCCTGCACTTGATGGTTCGTCTCTATTAGGAATTGCTACAGATGTTGGACTTGCAGATGTAGAAGCTTCGGTTAATGCACTCGGCACCAATCTGAATATTGTAGGATTTTATGATGCACTGTCTGGTGTCGTAACTTCACTTACACTTATAGGACAGTCAAGAGGTATTTCCATTGGATCTACACTTGCAGTCTCTGGTATTAATACGGGAGATTATTATATTGTTTCTGTAGGTGGAACTGATGTTGGCATCGCAACCTACGCAAAATCAGGAATCTCTAGTGTATACGACGGAGACTGGATTGTCGGTATTGATACTAATGCATATTCAATCCTATCGTATTCCCAACAAGTCGTTGCACCTAGAGCTACTAATGCTGATATCGCAAGAACTTTAGAATCAAACGCTAACGTAAACACCAGTGGTATTATTACTGCAGGATCTTTTGATGGATCTCTTGCTGCATCAAATCTTACCGGACCATTCCCTGCAATCAGTGGTGCAAATTTAACAGATCTTACGGGATCATCTGCAGGAACTTTCGGAGATTCACTTACCGTACCTGTAGTAACAGTTGATTCTAATGGAAGAATTACTGGAATATCTACTGTAAGTATTTCTGGTGGAGCTCTTGGCGAAACACAATGGACTAGTTATCAATCTGGAATTAGTACCACATCTTCTGTTGGCATTGGAACAACATCAATTACCGAGACTCTAACAGTTAAAGGTAATGGTCTGATCGATGGCACATTCCAAATAGGTGTTAATGCTGCAACTTCTGGAATACTTAATCTCACAAATAATTCATCTATAATTTATGGTTCAAACAATTTAACTGTAAGGAATGATAGAACTGGTGGAAAAATAGTTCTATTGGGGGATGATGGTGTAGAGATTGTAAATCATGATACGAATTTGAGAGCCGCATGGTTCAAGAGTGGGGTTTCATACTTATATAATGAGGGCAATCTTAAGTTACAAACAACTACTGGTGGTATTGATGTTACTGGTGTAGTCACTGCAACTAAATTTGTTGGTGATGGATCAGGACTAATCGGAGTTACTGCCTCTGGCACAGGAATTGAAATCAAAGATTCTGGAAGTGTTGTTGGAACTGCAGGAACTATTGACTTTGGTACAGGTGTTGATGTATCTCCAGCATCTGCGGGTATTGTTACCATAACTGTTAACGCTGGTGCTGCGGATACTGCATCTATAGTTTCTACATCATCTACAATAACTGATACATTAACATTAAGAGATGACAACGACGATACTAGAAAAACTACATTTGCTCATGATAGAAACGTTTACTTTGATGATACTGGATTACTTACCAGTGATGGTTTGGTCATCAATAATCGTAAAGGTGACATAGTATTTGTTAATAGTGAGGGTGGAATTTCCTATGGAAATAGTGGACCAACTCTTGCACTTAAAGAAAGGAGTGTGGGTATCGGAACCACAAATCCACTGGCAGTTTTAGACGTAAGAGGTGATGCCTTAGTCAGTGGTATTCTTACCGCAACTGGTGGGTTCTCTGGATCTATTGATTCTGCAAATAACTTGACTGGTGGTATTGCAACTGCAAGTCAACTGCAAGTTACCGGAGTTACTACAAATAATGGAACAATATTTGCTCCTGGTTCTGCTAACTTAAGATTTGGTAATTTACCAATCAATAATTCGGTCATTAGAAATATTGCATTCGGCGACCAAGTTTTACAGTCAATGATAAGTGGTGCGGGTAGAAATATCGGTATAGGAGAATTTGCACTTAAAAATGTTTCTAGTGGTGCATACAACATTGGACTTGGCGTCAGAGCGGGTGAGAAGATAAACACTGGATCTTACAACGTTGTCGTTGGTGGATTTGACGGTTCTAACCAGGATTTGGGTATATCTGGTTCTTCAAATAATGTTGTACTTTCGGACGGTGAAGGTAAGATTAGATTCTATTCTGCGTCTGACAGAAGAGTTGGTATCGACACCACAATTCTTTCTACTGAGAAAGTAACAGTTGGTGGTAGTCTTACTGCAACATCTTTCCATGGATCTGCGTCTGGACTTACAAATATTCCTGCGGACCAACTAACTGGAGTATTGCCCATCATTGATGGTAGTAACTTAATTAACGTTACTGCAAGTGGTACTGGTGTTAACGTTCTGAATAATCAGAACAACCTAGGTGTTGCTGGAACATTTGATTTTAGTTCTGGTATTAATGCAAACTTTGGTGTTGGATTCTCAACCATATCTGTTGATCCCTATTTACAATTAACTCAACTAAATGTATCTGGAGTTGTTACTGCTAATTCTTTTGTGGGTAATGGTTCTGGATTAACGGGTATTTCTACATTTAATAATGATATTTTCTTAGGTGATGCCAGCAAAATAAATCTTGGTGCCAGTAATGATTTGCAGATATATCATGGTGGATCTTCAAATAATCACGCATATGTTACGAGTACTAATGGAAATCTTTATTTAACTAGTCCATCTAATGGTTCTGTACATCTTGTAGGTTATAACAAATCCAATCTTATTGTACAGAGCACTTCAGTTGAGATTAAGTACGATAACTCCTTAAGATTTCAAACCACTGGATATGGTGTTACTGTATATGGAACAACTGAAACTCAACGGTTAAATGTTTCTGGTGTTGCAACTGCAACATCGTTCTCGGGATCTGGTGCAGGACTAACCAGCATTCCTGCAGCACAACTTACAGGATCACTACCTGCGATTGATGGTTCTAATTTGATCGGAGTTATTGCTTCTGGTACTGGTATTGAAATTAAGGATAGTAACTCTGTTGTTGGTTCTGCTGGAACTGTCAACTTCGGAGATGGATTGACAGTATCACCAGTGTCCGCTGGTGTTGTTACTGTAACCGCGGCTGGTGGCTCACTTCAAAATAGAGTCACTGTTTCTGCGTCTACTACATCGATCACAGACAATGCTACGGGATTTACTACAGTAACTGGATTTAAGACATATTCTCTTATGAAGGTGGGAGTATCTACGGCTGCATGGGTAAGAATATACACCGATGGTGTATCGAGATCCAATGATACGGCTAGAGGAGTAGGGGAAGATCCTAATCCTGGAAGTGGAATAATTGCAGAAGTAGTTACTACCGGAATCTCAACTCAACAGATGATTACCCCATTCACTATGGGTGGAAATATGGAAGATCCTGTAACTGACACTATTTACGTATCTATTACTAACCTTTCTGGTGCTACTCAACCAATAACTGCAGATCTGACTATTCTTCAACTAGAAGCATGATGGATGACTATATCAATAAATAAGAGAAGAGCTCAATTTAACTTATGGCAATAAGCACTTACATTGTTGGAATAAACACTGGGAACGCTGGAAGTTGGACTACAGAAGATGCCTTATTTGCTATTGGTATTGGGTTAAGTTGGGCGCAACAACATGGAGCGCCAGTGAGTGGACTCGCTATTGGGGTTGCAACTTTTAGTGGCGGTGGCGCGGTTAATGCAGGATCGGATAGTTTTTATAAAGATGTATCACCCATAACCACCAGTGGTATTGGAACTGGTGTAAGTCTTTGGATTGAAAGGGAGAGTGACCTCAGCGGAGCAATAGATGGTATTCTTGTAAACAGACCTGGTTATGGATACACTGGCGGAGAAGTAGTTACTATTTCCGCAGAAGATATTGGTGGTGCAGCTAATGGCGCATCTGATATTACTGTCCAATTAATTGTAGATGCTACAATACCTGCTGGTGCTTCTTATGCTGTAACTGCAACAGATGCTGGTGGCAATAATCACGTTAGTGAAGGTTATGATATTAACGGATATCAGGGGATTAGTTCTGGATTAGCCTATACAATTTATGAAGGTGACACTTTAATATTTAAAAATTCTACTGGTAGTGAAACTTCTAGTTATGAGGATTACCACTTAACAAATAAGTACGTAGCTCAGCAGCCCGACTTTAGAGATAAAGTAGCCTCTTTTGGTATTAATGGTGTTGAAAATACTCAAACTAGAAGTTGGACACCAAAGTGGGGAGAACGTGGAACTTATTGGTTAACTAGAAACTATTATTCTCATGAAAATGTAGAAGAACAAATTGTAGTTAATGTCTTACAAAGAGACTCTGCTGGAATCACTAGTGTAAGTTATGGATCTACCACAGAGTTCTTGAACTTCAGTACTTATAACTATGGGACTGCAGTTTGGAAACAAGATATTAATCCAAACAAAAAGTATGGAACTACGTATCACTTCCTAGCGTTTAATAGTTCGTATAATTTACTCAACAGTCAGTGTAGTGGGTATCATCCGACAGATAATCATGCAGCTTTTCCCAACTGGGTATCTAATGGTGATCCAAGTAGTTCTATAGACTATAAAGGACATAAAGGATTACCGTACCGATCAGCCGGATCCGAAAAACTTGATATGATTCATGGAAGTTATGACATTAACCAGAACGCAAGTACTTACACTTATGGGGCCTTAGCAAATGGTAATGGATGGACATATCAGAATAGTAACAAAACACTTTGCACTCTCAATACCAATTACACAAGTTTTGAACTTAACTTGAGAGTATGGAAATCTGGTATTGATCCAAACTTTGTAGTATTTGGATTTGATTATCCTACAGTTTCTGCATCAACTATAAGTGGTAATACAACGACAACTTGGTTCTGGCATAATTTTGAAACCAATGTCTTTGATTTGGATAAAGTCTTCTTAGGTGGGGCCACCACGATAGGTAGAAATTCTTCATATG